CCAGCTTACCTCAGCTCAGAGGGCAAGGTCACATTCGTACGCCATGAGAAAGCTCTTGGCTCTAGTGGTTTTATCCATATCCGCTGCGGGATGTGTAATGGTTGTAAAGCAGACCATGCCAGGGACTGGGCTATCCGCTGCTACCACGAGTCACAAATGCACCATGTCTCGTGCTTCGTTACCCTCACATACGACGAAGTCCATCTCCCGCCCTGCGGATCTCTCGACAAACGTGACCTGCAACAATTCTGGAAATCTCTCAGAAAAAAATTAAAGGTTCCGATCCGGTACTTCGCTGCCGGAGAATACGGAACTAAAAAAGGCCGACCCCACTATCACGCGATAATCTTCGGATGGATGCCCAACAAACGGTATCCCGTTGACATCTCCGACAAGGGCCACATTCAATACACTCATCCGATACTACAATCGGCCTGGCAAAAACGTGGTCGAATAGTCTTTACCGACTTCGACCCATCATGCGCCCGATACGTGGCGCACTACACGGCAGACAAATTAAAGTCTTATGCTGCCGATACCATCGACCCCGAAACAGGATTACGACCCTATGAAAAACTCGACAAACAAACCGGCGAAATTTGGCAACTACAACCGGAGTTCCAAGTATCATCCCTCAAGCCAGCAATCGGATTACGTTGGCTTGAAAAATATTGGATGGAGGTCTTTCCTGCGGACACTGTCATTATGGATGGCAAGGAATACCCGCCGCCACGGTTCTACTACAAATGGCTCGCCGAGAATCAGGAGTCCGTACATCAGCACGTTAGACAAAAAAGAATAGAACAAACCCGCGCTCTCCCATACGAGCGTGGAATCCGGCTCCACCAAAAAGCCCAGGCAATTAATGCCAGGCTAACTAAATACAAACGTCCGACCCACGATAAGGAACCACAAAAATGATTCACAATGTCTTTACAATCTTCGACGCGAAAGCGGAAGCGTACCTTCCTCCCTTCATCCTGCCGAAAACCTCAATGGCTAAACGCGTGTTCTCAGACTGCGTAAATTCAGCCGATCATCAATTCGGCGCACACCCCGAGGACTACACCCTCTTCACCATCGGCACCTTCGACGATGAAACCGCGCAGTACAATCTCTTATTGACACCCGAAAGCCTTGGACTCGGTGTTGAATATGTTATAAATTCGTCCGATCTGGAAACTTCCAAGGCGGACCAAAATGGCGCGGAAATACGGCAAATCGAAGGGTAATCACACATTCGCACAGGTCCCGAAAGCGACCATTCCCCGGTCATCCTTTGACCGATCATCCAGTCTAAAAACCGCCTTCGACGCCGGGCAGCTCGTTCCCATCTTTCTTGACGAGTGCCTGCCAGGAGATACCTACAACCTGTCAGCCTCCCTGTTCGGGAGGCTGGCGACTCCAATCAAACCCTTGCTCGATAATCTCTACCTTGAGACCTTTTGGTTCTTTGTGCCAAATCGATTAATTTGGACCAACTGGGAAAAATTTAACGGCGCACAAGACAATCCCGACGATTCCACCGACTATGAAATGCCGATGTCTACCGGCGATACGTCCGGCGGCTATGAGGTTGGAACTGTTGCCGATTACTTCGGCATCCCCACGGGCGTAGAAGGTCTCGGACACTCAGCACTACCGTTCCGGGCTTACCGATTGATCTGGAATGAATGGTTCCGCGATCAAAACCTGCAGGACTCAATTACCGTTCCGATGGGCGATGGCCCGGACGGTGCTTACGACACCCTCCCGTATCGACGCGGCAAGCGTCATGACTATTTCACTTCTGCTCTCCCATGGCCGCAAAAAGGGGACCCGGTTACGGTCCCCCTCGGCGATACCGCTCCGGTTATCGGCAATACGGCCACTGACCAGGTCCCGCAGTTTAATGTCGGGACTGCATCCGGCCCGCTTCAATCTCAACTCTCCGTGGACACGGTCCACTGGCAGTCTAGCGGTTCCGGCGTTACAGACGCTGCTTGGAGCGACCCCAAACTCGTCGCCGATCTCTCTGCGGCCACTGGCTTCACAATTAATCAACTTCGACAATCCTTCCAAATTCAAAAACTGCTCGAGCGCGATGCGCGAGGCGGCACACGCTATGTCGAAGTCCTCAAATCTCACTTCGGTGTTACCTCCCCGGACGCTCGACTGCAGCGCCCGGAATTCTTAGCGGGATCTTCACAAATGATCTCCGTAACTCCAGTCCCCCAGCAATCCCCGTCCGATATCGCTGTTGACCTGACTCCCCAGGGAAACCTCGCTGCCGTCGGGCAGGTAGCGGGTCGCGCGGGATTCACCAAGTCGTTCGTAGAACACGGCTGGGTAATCGGTCTCGCGAATGTTCGCGCTGACCTCACCTATCAACAGGGACTCAACAAAATGTGGTCCCGTAAAACGCGGTTCGATCACTTCTGGCCTGCGCTCTCTCACCTCGGAGAAATGCCGATCCTGAACAAGGAAATCTATGCACAAGGCCCGGCAGCTGGCACCGTCGACGACGACGTTTTCGGCTACCAAGAGTCTTGGGCCGAATACCGATACAAACCTTCCCAGGTAACAGGCATTATGCGTTCTAGCGCGTCTGCCTCTCTCGACGTCTGGCATCTCGCGCAGGACTTCGCAAATCTCCCAACCTTGTCCCCTGAGTTTATCCAGGACAATCCACCAATCGACCGCGTAATTGCGGTCCAAACGGAGCCGCATCTCCTTCTCGACGCATATTTCAAACTTCGTTGCGTTCGTCCTATGCCACTGTACGGAGTACCCGGACTTATCGATCACTTTTAGGCTGGGCAGGCTTTACTAAAGGGCTAACCAACATAAACAAACAAACATACAAACAAACAAAGAGGCCTAGGTCCGTCGCCGCTTGCGGCGACTCCTTTCTCGTTAGTTATGCACAAATACATTTCCCCCCCAGTCGCAAGGCTGCTGGGGTGGGACATGTAGCTTGTGTATAACTTACGAGGTCTTTTATTAAAAAAGGACAGACCATGGCCGTAAAAACATATCCACTCCCAAATCCCCAGTACTCTGGGAAACCACAACCAATCAAGTCCGGTGGCTTCAATCTAGCCTCTCTTGTTGGAGGCTTCATCCCTTCACTTATCGGCGGATTGTTCGCGTCGAACTCCGCCAAAAAACAAAATCAAGCGCAAATTGCGCTGGCCCGCGAGCAAATGGCGTTCCAAGAGCGCATGTCATCTACTGCTTATCAGCGGGCCGCCACGGACCTCGAGAAAGCTGGCTTGAATCGAGTCCTGGCATTAGGCAACTCTGCCTCAACCCCGGGCGGCGCTATGCCGCAACTCGTTAACGAGGGACAACCGGGTATCAATTCCGCCCTGGCAATTGCCAGGCAAATGGCCGATATAAAAAATATCGAGGCCAACACGAAAAAAACCGGCGCCGACACAAAAAACGTTCAACAGGACACGGACAATAAATGGCAAACCGCCTTCAAAATCATGGAGGAGATCGATCTTCTCCAGGCACAAGGCAAACTCGCCAGCGTTAATCTGGACATCCAGCGCGCCGTTCGTGAAATCAAAAACAGCGAAAGCATCATCATTAAATCTGAAGAGGATCTATGGCAAACAATACAAGATCTCGACGCAAGCGAGATGGGAGCACTAGCGAAAATGGTGGGGCCGACAGCAGCAAAATTCTTGCTGACAATACTGGCGAAAAAATGAGACCCCACGCCATCGTCTTCACCCAACCCAGTTTGACCAGGCAAAGCTTCAAAGACGAATGCGACGTTAACCTGATCGTCAAACGCTATACAGAAACCGGAATGATCAACCACATTCCCAGGAGAACTCCCGAATATGGCGATGCCCCGGAAGGGGACTTCCTCGAGGCGGCAATAGTCAATGCCGACATCGCCTCACAAATCGAGGCGGGAGACCTCGATATGGACGCACTAGGAGCGTCCCAACCGGAAGCGGAGCCAAACCCCGACCCGGACACCAAAGAGCCGGAAAACGGCTCTCAGGAGGCGACAGCCGACCCGTCAAGCACGCCTGAACAGGACTCTTGACGCGCAGATTATCTTCTTGTATATAATCTGCTAGGTGACCCGAGTACGCCATACTCACGGTCACCGCACAAACAAACAACCGCCCGGAGGGCACATGAGACGATCTAAAATGAAAAAACGTAAATCACGCCGGCTCTTCAGCAAAACAGCCAGCAAGG